ACGATAAAATTAAAAAAAGATTATTTGGCAAACTTTGTGAGTGTAAGCCTAAGAAAAAAAGAGGCAGACCGAGAAAGAGTGATTAGGTATGCCTTTAAAAAAAATACCTTTTAAGGCAGGAGTTAATAAAGAAACTACATCTTATGCCAATGAATTTGGATGGTTTGATTCAAATTTAATACGATTTAGAAAAGGTCGTCCTGAAAAAATGGGTGGTTGGTCTCGATTAAGTAGTAATACTTATGAAGGGACTGGTAGATCATTACACGTCTGGGCAGCTTTAGATGGTTCTAAATACATGGGTTTAGGAACCGAAGCAAAATTTTATATAGAACAAGGTGGTGGGTATAACGACATTACACCTATTCGATCTACTGTTACTTTAGGAGCTAATCCATTTTATACTGGTAGTGCAGGAACAAGTAATTTAACGGTTACACACGCAAGTCATGGTGCCGTTGTAAATGATTATGTTACTTACAGTGGAGCAACTGCTGTTGATGGAATAACTACTGCACAGATAAATAAAGAACATCGAATTGTACAAGTTATAGATTCAAACTCTTACGTAATAACCACAACAGGTAGTGCTTCTTCTGGATCTACCGCAGGTGGTGGTTCTTCTGTACTAGCGCAATATCAAATTAATACAGGTCTTGGAACTGTTATCTCAGGAACAGGTTGGGGTGCAGGTTTTTGGAGTGGTACTACTTCTACTTATTCTGCAACGACATTGTCTACAGGTATTAATAATTCTGTTACTTCTATACCTTTAACTAGTGCTTCTAATTTTGAAACTGCATCTACTACATTAAGTTCTGATTTAGATGTGTACAGTACAAGTGTTACCGTAGCAGACGCTTCTTCTTTTCCATCTAAAGGCACTATAAAAATAAACAGTGAGTTTATACGATATGCAACAAAAACAGGAAATACATTTGGTTCTTTAACAAGAGCTTCTGATGGCTCTACCATAGCAGCACACAGTAGTACCGATACCGTTACTTTTGTAGGACTAATATTAATAGAAGATGAATTAATTTTATACACAGGTAAGTCTACAAATACGCTTGATGCAGGAGTTGTTCGAGGAGCAAGAGGCACAACTGCTGTAGCACATAGCACTGGTGTATCAGTTAAAGAAGCAAATGATTTTATTGGATGGGGTGAGAGTTCTTTAACTACTGCGTCTACTGGACAAAACATACGTTTGTGGTCTCAAGATAACTGGGGTGAAGATTTAATATTTAACGTGTTTGATGGTACACCGTATTACTGGGATAAAACACTTGGTACTTCTACAAGGGGTTCTAGTTTAGCATCACAAACAGGTGCTTCTGACTGTCCTACAATTGTAAGAAAGATTATGGTATCTCCTTCTGACAGACACGTTATAGCTTTAGCGTCTAACCCTCGAGGAGAAACAGATCAAGACTTATTACAAGTTCGTTGGTCAGATCAAGAAGACCCTTTTGATTGGACACCTACTGCTACTAATACCGCAGGTGGTCAAAGAATATCTTCTGGTTCAGAAATTATTACGGCAAGAAAAACCAGACAAGAAATACTAATATTAACAGATGCTAACTTACACGCTATGCGTTTTGTAGGGCCACCATTTACTTTTAGTTTTACATTGCTTGCAGGTAACGTTTCTATTGTAGGGCCAAATGCTATTACAACTGTTGGAGATAGAGTGTTCTGGATGGACAGAGAAAATTTTTATGCATACACTGGTAAACTACAAGTTATACCTTGTACCGTATTACGTCATGTTTTTGATGATATTAATTTACAACAAAGTTTTAAATTTTTTGCCGCCTCAAATAGAATGTTTGATGAAGTATTTTGGTTTTATGTATCTGGTGACTCAACAGAAATAGATCGTTATGTAAAATATAACTACACAGAAAATACTTGGGATATTGGAAGTTTAGTAAGAACTGCTTGGGTTGATTATGGTATACACGATAATCCAAGAGCCACTGGTTCTGTGAGTGGAACACAATTTGTTTATACGCACGAAACAGGTCAGAATGATGATGGATCTGCTATGACAAGTTTTATAGAATCAGCAGATTTTGATTTAGGTGATGGCAATGAATTTATGTTTTTAAACAGATTGATACCAGACGTATCGTTAAATAGCTCTGATGCATCTGTACAATATATTATTAAAACTAGAAACTTTCCTGGTCAAAGTTTAACAACAAACTCTACCAACACTGTTACTTCTAGTACTGACCAATCTTTCTTACGAGCTAGAACAAGACAGGCAGTAGTTCGAATAGAAAGTAATACCGCAGATGTTGCGTGGACACTTGGAGATTTACGATTAGATCTTAGAAAAGATGGGAGAAGGTAATGGCTAAATTGTTAGAACAAAGTTTTGCAGATGCTCCAGATGAGTATGATGTAATAACATTTCAAAGAATATTACGAGATATAGAAACTGCTTTGACTAAAAAAGAGTTTCCTCAAGAAGTAGAAAGCTTAGATGGATCTAGGTCAGTTTCTTGGTTTATGAGTTAAAATATGGCAAATTCGTTTCAAAATGTAGCAACAGTAGTATCAGGCACATCAGATACCATAATATATACGTGTCCAACAGCAACACAAGCTATTGTAAAAAATGTAAATTTGTATAATAATCACAGTGGTACAGTAGATGTTATTGTAAGTATACGAGATAGCTCTGCTTCTACAACAGTCATAATAGATAAAAGTACGATGGCTGCCGCTGGAGAAACGTCCCTCACTGCTCCGTTTGTTTTAGAGGAAAGTGATACGCTCATATTAAATTGTGCAACAGGAAGTGTTATTAATGCATTTCTAAGTATTTTGGAGGTATCATAATGGAGCAGTCTAGTCCTAAGTATTCAGGTGAACCAAGTGTTCAGTCCGTTGCTTCAGGTTTAGCATCATTAGGTAGATATGGAGACACATATATGGTACACGCCGCCGAAGGCGAAACCGTTATACCAGCAGAAATACTTAACGCTAATCCAGAATTAAAAAATCAATTATTCACGCAAATGCGTATGATGGGTATTAAAGACCCAAACCGATATGTAGTAGGTAATAATTTAAACTCAATCAATCCTATAACTGGTCAACCAGAGTTTTTCTTTAAAAAAGCTTTTAGAGCCGTTAGAAAAATTATTAAAAAAGCCGCCCCTGTTATTGTACCAATAGTTGGTAATATGATAGCTCCGGGCGTAGGTGGGCCTCTTGCATCTGCTTTGATGACAAAGATACAAGGTGGTTCAATGTCCGATGCTTTTAAAAGTGCCGCTATGGCATATGCAGGTCAAGCCGTGGCAGGTGGTGCAAGTAGAGCTTTTACACAAGGCTCATCAGCAGGGTACGGTAAATCATTTTTAGAAGGCTTAAAACAAGGAGCATTATCTCCTATTGAAGCCGCAGGTAATATTTTCAGTGGTGGAGCAGAAAATCCATTAGCTCAAGGTATACTTGGCCCAAGAGGGGCAAATTTATTATTTAGAGAGGGTGCAAAAGGAATAGCTCCTTATACAGGTATAGGTCAAGCATTGTTTCCAGCTTATCAATCAAATCCTCAAATGAATGTTGCCTTTACACAAGGAAGTAAAGGAACAGATTCTGTAGGGACTAAAACAATAAAAGCAAGTGATGGTTCTGTTACTTCAGTTGACGCAGTTTCAGGTAAGCCAGTAAATGTTTCAACAGGTGAGCCTATAGATGTAACTTCTAATTACGCTGCAGATGTTAATGTTAATGCACCAAATTATACTACTTCAGGAGCTACAAGTGCAGGAAAAACAGCTAGTGGTATTTTCTCAGGAACCGCAGGAGAGATAGCTAAGAAACTTGTAAAAAATCCACTTGTTTTAGCAGGTGGAGCTGGAGCTTTAGCATATGCTTTAACACCAGAGGGTGAACTACCAGAAGAAGATTTAAATAAATTATCTGCACCACAAAGAACTGCTTATGACCAATATTTAGCATTAACAGATAAAAACAGTGCAGAAGCACAATCGTTAAAACAAAAAGCGGGCATCTTCTCTCCTTATGCTGACAGCCCGCAAACTCTAGCTAATATTGCAGGTATATCATTAGCAGATGCACAAAGATATCTAGCTAATTTTGCAGGTGGTGGTGAAGTCATTGGACCAGGGACAGGCACCTCCGATGATATAAACGCTAAACTATCTGATGGTGAATTTGTTATGACTGCCAAGGCAGTACGAAACGCAGGTGGTGGAGATAGAAATACAGGTGCTGCAAGAATGTATGATTTAATGAGAAGATTTGAAGGAGATCCTGCTTATGGCTGAGTTAACAACAACATC